TTCAGTGTGGTGTAGGCCAAGGAGTTGCACCCTGACCCCAACCCCAAACCGGGCGTGCAAGTTTCCAAGCACCCGGCTTTCCCGATATTTCTTGACTTTATTTCGCATAGGTCTTTTCCTTGTGACAAAACAGACACAGGGTCTGCATGTTTTCCAGATAACTTGCCTGTGCAAAGCTGGCAAAGCTTTGGACGGGTTTGATATGATCGGCCTGTGAGGTTGCTGCTGTGATGGGCTTGCCGCATTGGCTGCATTTCAAACCGTCACGTGCCAGGGCCTGATGCTTCAGGTCCATGCCACCGGTTCTGTTCTTTTCGTGGATGTAGCGTTCGCCGTCCACGTCAGAATCAGACTCGTAGTCGCCGTTGCCCGGCACATAAGGTTCGGGGCCACCTTGGTCCCATGCCATGCGTATATCGCGGAATTTCGCGAGTGTGCATGTTGAGAACATCCCAATGTAGCTTCCGAATGTGTACCCGCGAAGGCACTTGGCAGTGGATATGTCCTGCTTGCGACATATCGCTTTGACGGCTATCCAGTAGGCGTGATGGTCCAACAAGGACGACACGACTGAATAGTTATGGGCGATCTTGTAATAATGAGCCCATCCCCGTACAACTGCCGAGCCCCGGATCATGCGGACGGCAATCGACTCTTGTTGGGGTCGATGCCGAATCGCTTTCGCCAGGCTTCGCTTGGCATTGGCCACTGCTTCCAGCGGAACCTTGATCTTCGCAGCGTGGTGGCCACGTCTGACAACACCCATTTCCAAGCGGAAACTGAGAAATTCAAAACCCTCGCGGACATGCGTGATGTGCGTCTTCTCCTCCGAAAGTCGCAGGCCGCAGTTGACGGCAAGGAACCCACGGATTTCCTCACGGAGATTCTCGGCATAACGCTTTGAAGCCCGCGTGATGAACACACACCAATCATCGGCATAGCGGACGAACCGAAGGTTCGGCTCCCGGTTATACCATGCTCGCCGACTGGCCAGATTGTGTGAACCCTTTGCATGCAGGAACCAGTCCAGCTTGTTCAGGACCACGTTGGCCAGTAACGGTGAGACGACACCGCCTTGAGGCACGCCTTTCTCAGTGGGATGGACGATACCCTCAATTTCCACGCCTGATTTAAGGAACAGACGAATCAGATTGAGGAATTTGTTATCCATCACCTTTTTCCGCAAGGCTTGGAGTATTGCCTTGTGCGAGATCTCATCGAAACACGCCTTCACATCGCCTTCGATCACCCATGTGAACTGACGGTTCATCAGGTGTTTGCATCGAAAGATGGCATGATGCGTGCTTCTGTTGGGCCGAAACCCGTAGGAATCGTCATGGAATTCGACTTCAAAGATTGGTTCGAGTGCCATACGGACAGTCTCTTGCACAATCTTGTCCCGCAGGCAGGGAATCCCAAGCTTTCGCGGTTTCCCGTTGGGCTTGATGATCACACTGCGCCGCAGGGGCTGAGGACGATAGGTTCCATGTTTCAATTCCAACCGAAGTGCTTCCAGTTCCTTGGTCTGTGTTCTTTCAAACACGGACACGGTGATACCGTCAACACCCGGTGCTTTGCCTCGGGAACGTGTCATCACGCGAGCACAGGCTTCTGCGATCCATTGTGGATGATGCAGCAGGTCCATCAGGTTGCGAACCCGGCCATCGTACGAATTGACCGGAAACAGAGGTGATCCTGATTCCCTGTGTTGCTTGTGCATACGTGACTGTTCCCACAGTCTTCTCTGGACTTCTTTCACGTTCATCGGAAACCCTTCCAATTGTTAAACCTTTCCGTCGTCCAGAACGAAACATCCTGCCTCCCTTCGCCATGTGGACGGCTTTCCCGTCCTCGGACTACTACGGAGGCTCCGCCACTTGGTCGCCTCTTCGGTGTGGATTCAGTCAATTTCATATGGATCAACCTATCCGTGTGAGCACCGTTTGCCGGACCGTCCGGCGTTCTACTCGACCAAGCTTCACTGGTTCCTTTGCTGACACAATTCGCTTTCGCGTAGGCTCCGACTCTTGAGACACCCAACAGCGTTCCGCTGCTCCTCCAAACACCGTCAGATAGTTGACCACTCTGACGACTACGGAACTCTTGCGAGTTCGTCAGGACAAACGACTGGGATAATATCGTTTGTCCGTTTGGATCATTCCCTATTCCGGGAGCAACCCCGGACGGCTTCTGTGTTATCAGGAATGAGGACATGTTTTTCCGAAGGTGCAAGTCAGTTTCCTAATTAAGTAGCCATACGAAAACACTACCTTGAGAGACTGCCACGGCTAAGAAGCCTTGCCTGTGTCTCCCGTTGTCCGGGGAGCTCTTTTGCCGAGCCGGCTCACACATTCCGGTCGACTTACCCCGTAGGTACGGTGGACGGCCAAACGTCCACGGTGTGCAATCACACATTGTCAAGCAAAGTATCTCGTGCTGTTGATTGCTTGTTGCCAAGCACTCAAGCAGCGCGATACATCAGTCGCACATCCCAGGCCATCGTGAATTCAACACTGCCATTTTTGAGCGTGGCGATGGTTGTACGCCAACCATTGCTGGCTCGCGTGGTGATGTCGGCTTCGCCAGTTTCCAGGTTGAGCGTGACGTCCTTGACGTTGGTCAGCTCGGTTGTTGCGGATGCTCCGGCCGCGCCGTGGTATAGCTTGGCCTGCATCCCTAAACGGATGGACATAAAATTCTCCTTGAATTAAGGGGTTTTGTGTGTGGTTTATCGAATCGAGCCTGCCCAGAACCGGGGCAAACGCGTTAAGTTTTTACTGAGTGCAGGGCCCATGAATGGTCTGGCACGGTAATTGGCTTTGCGGTAGCGGCCACCAAATTCGTGTGCCATGGCCGACGGGCCAACGTGGGCGAATCCTGGGCCGATCAGTACGCGGTCGCTGCCTTCGCGTGCATACACAATGGCACGCCGCAGTTGGCCGTGTCGGGTACGGGGTGGCGAACTGGGTGGTGCATAGCGTTTACTCCGTCGAATGCTGCGTCGTGCTGTTAACCGGATCGCCGCCCCGGCATGGCCCAGACTCTGGAAACTCGCCTGGTTCATCTTTTGCCGGATCAGTTTTTTGTTGAGCCCGTTATGGGGTGTAAAGTGAACTCTGAGCATGGTGATTTACTTCGTGATCCTGTACGTCAACGTCAGTACCGACGTGAACACCCGCTGATTGGCCAGATGTTCTGGATCATAGATGGGTACATTCTCAACCTTGATCCAGATGGCATACGGCATGTCCGTTAGTGGTTGGCGTTGCAGATACTCACCGAGCTGCTGCACCAACCCACTCAGCCCATGTACAGCAGTGTCGATTTCGTCCTGCGGTACGGAGAGTTTTTGCTGGATACCAATATCCACCTGACAGTCGTATTGACTGAGCTTGCGTGTGATGCTTTGAACCTGCACACCACGAGGAACGACACTGATTGTCAGTTCCCTTAATTGCGACAGATCGTGAATCGGCAATACCATCCGCTTGGCATTGGTGACGATCTCCGATTGATTGAGTTGCGAAGTCACAGCATCAGCCAAATCAATGGTCATTTGCATATTTACCCTCCCCCCGGATTAACCCCGGAAAATACTAAAAAGAATGTTCACCAGACTCGTCACACCGGCACCGGCGATGAGCCACATCCAACGAGCATGACGAATCGCATTTTGCTCAAGGCGATCCAAACGGATGTTGATGCCCGGTTCACCATTGCCACGGATGGCGTGATCGAGCCGGTCGAGCTTGTTATGCAGTTCATCAAACTGACTGCAACTGCCAACGTCCTGTGAATTACATTGATTCATACTTGGGGTTCTCCCAATAAACGGGTGTGAATACGGAGTGTCGTGTGATATGGATCGCAGTAACGGTAGCAACCATCGTCACCCAAGTTGGTGATCTCGTATTGCTTGCTGCCCATCGTCAGAACATCGCCGGGTTCAGGTTCAAACTCTGTCGGGAAGTCATCAGCATTCACGAGAAAATCCCACATGCTTGACTCGATGGTCACGCCACCGACGGTGGATTTTTCGTACTTGCTGATGCCTGGCGAGGCGTGGACGGTGTACGAGGATTCGCCTTGTTTGTAGGCAACTTCCTGCGTACACCATCCTGCCCGAACCTTGGCGAGCCACTGCATGCCATCTTTCATGTAGTCTCTGGCCATACAGTTCGCCTTTGATCATGCTGTGAGTTTGACGCGAATGGTCGCATCGTTGTCACCGGCATCAGACACGGCTTTGCCCATGTACTTGCCTTCGATTTCGATGGTTGTTGCGTATTTGTTGGCCGAGTCCCAGTAGAGCTTGGTGCCCGTGGTGATGGCCATGCCTGGACCACCGATCTTGGGCACATCGAAAATGCCGGTCACCGACAGGCTGCCTAGCGTGTTGGCAGCGATGTCGAGTTTGGCAATACCCACCAGGTCGCCTTGGACAACCACGTCGCCAGCAGCCACATCAGCAGCCGGAGTGTGGTCGATACTGTCACCTTTGTGAACGTAAGTTGCGGTCATGTATGAATACTCCTGTTGAAAGTGAATGGGTCAGAAAAAGTCACGAAATCACGCGAAGACGAATCAGGCTTCACCCTTCATCTTCAGTGCGCCACGGTGGTCCTGTTCACGGACGCCGAAGTCGATGTAGCCACGGAACTGAATGCCCAACGTATTGAAGTCGGCATCGGTCTTTTCGACGGTGGGACGATCCACGCCGTTAAGGAAAGCCACCTCAATCGAGGGCAGACGGTTGGGGTCGGCCAACAGATACCATGCCTTGCTGCTGGCCCCGGTGAAGCTGGCGTTAGCCAGATAGACACTGGAGACGACATCGAACTTGCCCACGTGCGGGTTGATCGACGGTTTAGCTTTGTTGGCAGTGGTGGTTTCGTTGAGCTGAATGCTCTTCATGAGAAGTTCAGCTGCGACCTTCAGTGCGGTGGGCACGAGCAGGATGTTGGCAGGCATCCCCAAGGGTTTGCCATTGGGCTTGATCTGTTCGCTGAATTTCACTTCAGCAGCGGTCAGACCATCGACGGACAAGGCAGTATCCACGCCTTCGAGATAGTTGTTGTGATCAGCATGGAAGAAGGACTTGTTGTCGGATTGGTTGGGGTTGCGCAGCCACAGGCCCCAGACTGCATCCGCGATAGCTTCAGCAGCACCCATGCCGATCTGACGCGGGATGTCGGTGAACGCACCCATGTCATCGTTGATGATCATCTGGCGAGTGAGGGCAAACATGATGCCATGGGTGTCGGCACGCTGGCCGAACTTCTGTTCATCAAGTTTGCCGTGCTTGAGTTCACCGTCGGGGCCGACCTGTTCGAACTTGAACGCGCCGGTCATGCGATAGCGACTGTGTTCCTTGAAGTCGTTGACGCTGGCAATCTTTGCGATACGACGCCATGCATCTTCGACGTAGTTGTAGCCTTCGAGCAGCATCTTGTTGGCGATGTTGCTGAGAACCCCCGGAAGGGATGCCGTGCTGAAAGCAGCCTGCAACCAGCCGGTAGCATCACGACGGAAGCGCGGCAGTTGCTGGCCGGATACCAGTTCGCAAAACTCCTGAACACCAATGCCGCGCAATTTGTCGGCAGCTTCGAGGACAGGTTCAGCGTACATCGCTTCGATGCGGGTATTGGGCAAACCACTGGCCATCAGGGCGACCGCTTCATACACCTGCGGATTGTTGGGACGCTGCGTCATCGGGCCAGCACCGTGCGCTGCCACCGGAATGTTGGGACGCGAAGCACGCAGGACGTGCAGTTCGGTCTTGGTCGTATCCCAGCCTTCTTCAATGGCCTGAGCTTCGACGGTCGGGAACTTGCCATTGCAGATCTGACGAATCGCTGCGATGCGTTTGCTTTCGGCAGCAACCTGGGCACGGATGTCCGCAACAGCTTCGGGGACATTGTTTGTGTTGATGCTTGGCAGAGCAGTGGGCGTCGGAGTTTGGGCCTGAATTGCGGATGCATTTTCGGCCTGATTCTCGGAAGCATTGGTGTTCGACGCATCCGTGTTCGGGGAAAGGGTGGAAGTTCCGTTGGTACGATTCATGCTGCTGTTCTCCTTGGCCGATGCGGCCACGTTGGCCGAGGTGTTGCCATCGGCACCGAGGTCTACGAAACTGATTTCGCCCAGCGTCGCACGCCGGACCACGTTGACAGGACCAGTGAATTGGCGGCCATTGACTTGGGCCACCTGACCGTCCTTGAAGAATTCGAACTGTTCAACCGAAGCGCCGATGCTGGCTTGCCAGGGGAATCCGTTGCGGGCATCAGCGACGAGTTCCTTGGCAGTGTGCCCAGTGCAGGAGACCACGCCTTCAGCCACGAGTTGGTTGTTGTCTACGCGGATGGCATGGGTGTGACCAACGCGTTTGTCGGTGTCGTGTCCCACACGAATCGGCCGGATTTGCGAAGGGATGGCAAGACCTGCCAGGTCGACAATGACCGGGAATTTCCAGCCAGCTAGCCGCATGGGACCGCCGGTGTATGCCAGCATGGAAAAACGCGGGAGCATTGACTCAGACTGTTGGCCACCAGAGTCATTGGCCTGTGCCTGGGCATCAATGGTCAGCGTTGCGGTAAGCTGCAACTGGCCATTGGTGTGATTCTGACTGTCAGTCTGCTGAGTTTGATGTTGCTGGTTCATTGTCATCGGCTGCGTCATCTTCCTGTTGCGGTTTGCTATTGGGCTGAACACTGTCTGTGGTTAAGCCCAGTTGTTTCATCAGGGCGACCTCACGGGCACGTTGCCGTAGTTCGGTTTCCCAGTCTTTACCTTGTCGTGCGTATTCAATGGCCAAAGTGGTGGTGTTGCTGGCCAGGCGTGTGGATTGAGCGTTGGCTTCCTTGGCGGGGTCGACGTGTTCATGCCCATCCCAAAACCACTGGTGCGGGAATCTGGCAAACGACGTGCGAAATGATTGAGGCAAGAGTCCTTCGATCAGGACTGCCTCGGACATCCAGGCTGAAAAAATCCGGTCCAGGACCACTGACTCCATGTGTGACTGTTCAACGCGGACACTCTTGAAGTATGTCTGGTGGTCCAGGCGACCGGATGCATAGTTGTAGCCCGATGAATTGCCAGCGGCGATGTTGAATGGCATGTTCAAACAACGGGCGATTTCGTTGAGGATTTCCTTCTTGAATTCACCATAGGTGGTGGCGGGTTGTTCAGCAGTGACCTGCCCGAGTTTCCAGCCGCCGGGCAACACCGTGGCCATGCGACGTTCCAGTTCCACCAGGTCCATCGGCTCAACGTTTTCCGCTTCACCATTGGCTGGAGCATCGGTGTAGAGCACCGCAGCAAAGTCGGCAGCGGTTTCGGCGGCAGCAATCACCGCCAAGGTGTAACGTCGCAATTGGGCAAACAATGGTAATGCAGGTGTGATGTCGGGAATCCCACGTGCCTGCCCCGGGCGATCCGGTTTGAAATAATGGATCATCCTCTCAGAGGAAATCGCATCGAACTCTGCGCCAGATGTCCAGATTGCATTGTCACCGGGATGGTTTCGCATCAGGTGGTATTCGCAGGGATTGCCAAAGACATCAAAGACGATCCCATCAACCCCATCCAGCGACGAACCGTGCCGCCTGATGCTTTGTGTCGAAGTGAGGTACGGCGTGGCAATCTGATCCGCTTCGATCAGGCGGATGTCAACCTGCACGGGATGATCAACGTGATGGTTGCCAAAGAGCAAGGCGAAGACTTCGCCGCTTTCGGCTCGGGCGATCCGCATGGTGCGGAGTTTCTGGGCCAAACCGATTGCATCTGCCCAGTCGGAAAACGCCTGTTCAACAAGGCGATTGGCGATGGGGTTTTCACAGAGCAGTTGCAGACTCGGGCCGGTGCCCACCACGTCGTTGGCCAGTGTCTGGACAATGCCACGAGCGTAGGAGTTGTTGGCGACTTCGTACCGGGCACGTTTCCTGAGAGTACTGCGTACATCGGGACTCAACGCAGAATTGGGTGACAAGCCATCTGCATGAGCCCAGTGACGCCGGTTTTCATCCGTTGTCACTGCCGCGTCATACCGGGCACGCATCACCCGCACATCGCTGTGCTGTTTGCCTTGCAGCGTGCGTTTGCCCGATGCGATGGATTTGAGCCAGCCAAACATGCAGAATCCTTCAAGTGGTTCAGTCAGACGATGGTGGGACGAGTTTTTTGAGTGAAATTCTCAAGCCCTTTTTGCGGGACGCCTTCTTGCTTTGCAGATAACGGTCCGCAGCAATCTGGTCTGGAAGCGAGTGTTGTTCGACGGTCATCCCATCGACATCCGCTTTGCGTGGGGCCTGGGCGTTTTGAGCGATGGATTCATCAAGTTCATCCGTCATCCGGTAAGCTCCGTGACATGGTGTGTGGTAATGGTGCGTTGGCGGTTACGCCGGAGTCTTTGGGCAAACGTCGCCACCGCGCGTGCGGGATTGCGTCCTTCCAGATGCGCGATCCACGCTTCCTGTATGGCATCTTCACGGTCCACCAGATTGACGAAACGAAGTTCCATCAGCAGTGGGCCGTTGTCCGACATGGGTGGGAGTATGCTTGTCATCTACCTATATGTGTCACCGTGTCTGGATTCGTGCTGCATGCTTCAGACAAAAAGAATAAAATTCACGTGGATGGATCAACGCGTTTTGCGTTTGATGCTTGAGAGCTTGATTCGGGGACGGTTGTTCTGCTGGCGAACGTCCGTACCAAAGAGCACGCATCCCTGCATACTCGCAGCCACCGCACATCCGACCAGACAGTCAAGCCAGTGATTGTCGCGACCCGGTGTTCGGAGTTTCCATTCATCAATCTGGCGACCACGTCCTTCGGTTTTGACCCGGTATTCAGCGGTCAGATGTTCAGCCAGCATCCGATGATCCATTGATGAGCTATGTGCAAACAGTGACAAGCAACCCGGATCACCCATAGCCACGGACAATCTGGCATGCACAAAACTTTTCCAGTAGTTGGTATCGATCAATGCATAGCGTATGGATCGACGTCCCTGAACACAGGGCACTCGCCAATGGAGACCAACCCGGTCACCGCGTTTGGGCTTGTAGTCGGAGAAAGGGATGCTGGACGCACCCACATACCGACCATGACTTGGCATCAGGACAGCAGCATGACTGCTTTGCCGACAGAACTGATACACGACATCGGTGGAGTTGCCCCAGTTGGCGTCGATCATGCAGCGTTCGATACTCAACTCCGCACCATCATCCCGTCGAAAATGCTGCGCCAGACGTTTGGCGGTCAACGTTTCGAGTCCAGCATAGATTGCTCCTTCCAGGCCGGTCCCGGGGTGAGACATCATCATCGTCTTGCGTACATCACGAAGCGTGAAGTAACTCCGTTTCTGATCGGGATACGTACCATAGTCCAGGATGTAGCCGGTGAAATCGTCCTCCCAACCGCAGACCATCCAGAACAGTGCATTGCCCTGGACGTCAATGAACATGGTCATGTGATTGACACCCAATGGGACTTCACCACGTTGATGCCCGTTGGTTTTGGATGCGATGGTGTCCGCATCCAGCATCTCTTCACCTTGATCCAAGATCGGCGGTTCATTCTGGTACTCAGCCCAGAACGCGGTTTCGCCCTGATCCAGTTTCAGGTTCATCGCATGTTGGATTGCTGACAACTCGTCGGGGTTGTGGCGCTCAGGCCATGCGACGACAAAACCTTCATCCATCTGCTGGCGATGCTTGCGATAGAACGCGGTGGATTCACCTGTCCCACGGTCTGTGCGTTGGCCTTCAGCACGGATCTGTGCATACTGCTGCCAGAGTTTGTCTGCGGGGCTGCCCGATGGTGGGAACGCATAGACCATCTTGGTGCGTTGGCCTTGCCATTGCGGGTGTTTGTCACGATTGAGAATCCGGTCTGCCATGTCGTCAGGGCGCACCACGGTCAACGTCATCAGCCCGGCAATCTTCTTGCCTGGTCCAGCCAACCCCAGGATCGCACCCGACAGAATCTGTTCGCGCGTGGCACATTGCGATGGCGAACGGGCAGACTCATCCGTCTGCGGGTCATCCAACAACACCAGCGACGGCCGTGTCGTCTTGCCATCAGCACGTTTATGCTTCATGCCACGGATTCGACCCGTGATCCCAGCAACTTTGATGATCCCCGCAGAGGCAGTGGAACCTTCGATATCCGGCAGAATGATCTCCTTGGAGGTCCAGCCAATATGCGTGCGTGCGCCACGATACAGTTGGCCTGCAGCACGTTGGTGAATGCCTTCCAACGCACGGATTGGCCCGGTGACTTCCGAGAAGTCTTCGTCGATCAGATCGTTGTTTTCCAGCTCGGATTTGATCGAATCGAGCATGTCCGCAGCGTGATCTTCATCCGAACCAATCAACGCCACGAACTGCCGATGCCCATAAACCAACGCCCATAGACATGCCGTTTCGCACAAAGAGGTTTTGCCTGACCCACGCGGCATGGCCATGGCAAACAAACCACCCTCCAGCACGGCCTGTTCAATCTTGGCAATCACAGCCAGGTGATCCGGCGACCAGGTCAAATGAAAGGTCATCTGGAAATACTGCTCGCAAAACTCACGAAAACTGTTTCGGCAGGATTCCTTTCGCTCCGCATTGACGGGTGGGTGGACCCAACCATCAGAACCAATGTCACGCGATGACTCTGAAGCTGCACGACTCCGTGCGTTGACTGCATCCTTATGTCGGGAGTACAGACTGTCGGCAGAGTCGGACGTGTCCGGTTCCTGCGACATCTCCTGACGTTCATGGAACAGCCACGCTGCATATCGCAACAGATCAAGCCGCCGCAGGTTTCCCGGCGATGCGATTCGACTGGCTGCACGGTTGAGATGGCGATAGACCACATGCGGCTGAATCACTTCACCCAACGGGGATGAATTGAGCAGCCGAACCGCCTCTGCCACACGCAATTGTCGCGGGTCGAGATTTCGAGATGGTGGATTGTTACCGGAACTCAACGGGCCTGTACCTCTCTGGCTAACCATGCGGTGTAGTGAATCAGATTGATCTTGCCATCCGCTCCGATTGGCATGCCACGGTCAATATCTGCCTGAATCTGCTCAGGTGTGATCCGCTTACTGCCCGCAGCAGAGAGCAGTCGTGACACTTCTTCTATAGACAACGCCATTGGATTGACTGGCTGGTTGCCAGGTGTCTTTGGCATGGCAAAAACCTCATGTTTCAAGGGAAAACGGGCACATTCAGAAGTTACCCACAATGTCAGAAAGATGCCTTGATGTCATTGAAAATGAATGGCTCAATGTGTCCACAACGCAGCACGAAAGGAAAAACACAGATGCGTATCAAACGAATTGAACTTGAAGGCGACAACGGACACGCAACCATCGAACGCACCCGGACCACCCCGGGAAGCCAGACCATCCGGATCGACAGCATCCTTCGCAACCCCAAGGCACACGAACAAGCCTGGCGTACCTGGGAGATTTCCTCCCGCACCGACAGCGACGAACTCTACAACATCGCCAAGATCCTCCAGCAACGATGCGACGGTGTACGCGGCACAGGCGGCGACGTACAGGATTACTACACCGAACTGCAACGCTTCGCAGACTAACCCCAAACCACGGAGCCCCCGATGAAAACCATCAACACCATCATCAGCAAGATCGCCAAGCAGCATCTGCACATTCAAACACTCAAAGCCCGCAAACGCGACTGCCTGGATTTCCACAACGTCGCGGTTTGGGAAGTAGGTGACGCATTGGAGGCGGCATACCGGGCGGGCCAGGCCAGCACATCGCCACAGATGACTGAAGCGATCTGCGACAACCTTTCGCCCGATGCGGTCGGAGCCATCGCCACACGACTGCAAAACACCCAGACCAACGATGACAACGTCAACCGAGAAGTGCTTTGGTTCACCCAGCAACTGATTCAGGCCCTTGGCGGCAAGGAACAGCAGGAGCGGATCGCCAAGGAACTCGGTTTGTAAAACCCCATTACGGGGGCGGGCCTGGCCAGCCTGATTTCTACCAACACGGCCAAAGGAGCATTGATCATGCCACGTACCAAGAAGATTCAACCGTCCAAACCCACCACCCGCAAGCAACGCGCCAAGGCCGTCGCCAAAGTCACGAAGGAACGCATCACCGAGTCGCTGCCGATCACCATCGACGAAGCGATCACCAACAGCCTTGATGGCAATGCACCTCGCAAACGTTCGACGCCCAAACCGCAGAAGAGCAAGAAAAGCAGCGGTCTGGATATCGCCGCACAGATTCTCAAGGCATCCGAACAACCCATGCGATGCCGGGACATCGTCCAACGGATGATCGACGATGGCCTTTGGCAAACCAATGGCAAGACCCCACACGCCACGATCTACGCGGCCATGATTCGGGAGATCCAAACCAAAGGCGAGCAGAGCAGGTTCAAGAAAACCGACCGGGGATTGTTCACACACAACGGATGACATTCAACACTTCTCCTTGCCACCACCAACCCCGACCACATCTTGTTGGCTCGGGGTTTTCTTCGGTTGAGTCTTTTCAGCAGCAGGGATGCGTTCTGCCTTCTGCCCCGTGAATTTCTCCCATCGCTGCACGATCACATCTGCATACAGCGGATCAATCTCCATCAGGTACGCATGTCGCCCGGTTTGTTCAGCAGCCATCAAGGTCGAGCCGCTGCCACCGAACAAGTCGAGGACGTTTGCACCAGGTTTTGATGAGTATTGAATACAGCGGATGCCCAATTCGACAGGTTTTTCAGTCAGATGCACCATGGCCTGTGGATTGACTTTTTTGACATGCCAGAGATCGGTTGCATTGTTGGGGCCATAGAAGTGATGGCCTGCACCTTCCTTCCAACCGTAAAAACAAATCTCAAATGCCCCCATGAAATCCTTGCGAGTCAGAACGGGATGTTGCTTATCCCAGATAATTCCCTGAGAAAAGTACAGACCGGCAGCTTTGATCGGTGCAGGATAGTTACCGAGATTGGCATAGCCGCCCCAGATGTAGAATGACGCACCGGGTTTCATGACACGTGACGCATTGGCAAACCATGCCAACAGCATCTTGTCGAAATCCTCAGCACTGACGAAATCGTTAGCAAGCGGTCGATCCTTTGCACGCATCTTCTTTTGGGCTTTTTTCTTGTCGGTAGTCCCTCGTGCCTTGTCGAATCCCTGATGATGAAGTTGTACTTTCTTATCTCCAAACGAGCTTAAACCCGCTGCAATAGCAGTGTTACTGCGAGGTTCAACTTTGACATTGTATGGAGGATCGCTGGCAAATAGATCAATGATTGCACCATCAAGCAGACGATCCAAATCATCTTTTAAGCTGCTGTCACCGCACATCAAACGGTGATTACCTAGTATCCAAATGTCACCCGGTTTGGTGGTCGCTTCGTCAGGCGGCTGGGGCACATCATCTGGGTCTGTCAATCCCTGCTGGACTTCACCACTGACCATGCTTGTTAATTCATCCTGGTTGAAACCCAGCAGCCCCATGTCAAAATCCATCTCCTGCAAGGCTGACAATTCGATGGGCAGGAGTTTGTAATCCCATTCGGCAAGGCTGGCGGTCTGGTTGTCAGCAAGGCGGTAGGCTTTGACCTGCGCGTCGGACAGGTCGGTGGCCACATGCACCGGCACCTTGGCAAGCCCCAGCTTCTTGGCAGCTTTCCAGCGGGTATGCCCGACGATGATCACATTCTCGCTGTCGACGACAATGGGTTGACGGAAGCCAAATTCCCGCAGCGAAGCAGCCACCGCGTCGATGGCATCGTCGTTGATGCGGGGGTTACCGGGATAGGGTTGAACCTGGTCAATGTCACGTAATTCGATCTTCATGAAATTTTTCCTTTGAGAAAGAAAGTCTGTCTATAAGCGTTGCCGTTCCCGCGGCCATTTCTTTTGGTTTGGGCCAGGGAGGAACCATCGAGTGCTCAGCCCCATGCCCAGGCTCCGGCCTGCCGCCTGCCAGTCTGGCACCCAGTGCCCGGCCTCGGCCCAGTCGCGCCACGTTGGCGTCTGTGGCCCACGGTGGCTTGGTGGTCTATTCGTTCGCCTTGCCCGTACCAACGCGACGTGGGCCAACGTGGGCGGGGGCACGGCGATTCGTTTTGTGTGCCGAGATTCGTCCTCTGAAATCGGGGCACGCCGGTCTTGGTCTGATTCATTTTGTGTGCGCCCCTTTAGGGGGCGCACAAAATGAATCCAGACCCGGCGTGCAGCTTTCATTTTGTGGGTTTGTTTTGCGCACAAAATGAATCACCAAACCAATCAAAATCCATTGCCCAAAGCACGTGTTCATCACTTGGAACTCCCTCTATTGGTATGTGTCACAGCACGCTGATATGTGTAGGGTTCGTTGCGTTGACCGCTGCCATGACGCAGGAGAAGCCCGTCGTTGTCAGCTGCCCGGAGCAGGTTGTCAGCCGCCCAACGCGACATCCCGGCATCGACCGCCTTGGCGATGATGCTGGTTCTCACAGCCGGTGTGTCATCCACAAACGCATCGATAAACGACTGAGCGGTCCACTCGTCCTTTTTCTGCCCGCGCTTTTTAGTCTTGTCAGATCGCAGTTGGGCAGGGTCCAGATCGTTGGCTGAATACCAAACCGGGTACGACCAACGCAGACAGCATGGCGACACCGGTGGCCAGGACCGTACCGCAGCATCCAGCACGACGGCATCTTCCTCCTCGTGGCTGCGCAGAATCATGTGTGTGTCCGTCGCACGACTCTGACTGCCTGCACCTGCACCGACATCTGTGACGCTCTTGCCCGACTGGTTGCCTTTGGAACTGTGATGGATCAGCACGAACGAACAGGCCAACTGGTCGGCATATCGGTCGATGTGGTTGTAGAGCGATGCCATCGTCCCGTTGTCGTTCTCGTCCATATCCCGAGGCATGAACCGATAGAACGCATCGAGAATGATCACCTTGTACCGGCCTGGCTCAATTGACTGGAAAAACGAACCCAAGGTGAACACATCCTGCAAAGCACCACGCAGGTTCAGCACCGAAACCCGGTCGGCATACGCGTCTGCAGGGATGCCACGAGCATTACCCACCTTGGGGATGCGATCAGAGCTTGTTTCACAATGCAATTCGTTATCAAGGATCAACACGTTGCCACGTTCACACGGGAACGTATCCAACCAGTCACGTCCAGTTGACACTGCCAGGGCAAGGTCGGTCGCCAACCAGCTCTTACCCATCTTGGGGGCAGAGATCAGGTTCATGGTCTCACCTTCACGAAGCAGGCCATGAATGATCGGTTTGCGGAGTTTGGGGTGCTTGGCCATCAGTTCTCGCACAGTCAGCGGCACGAGTGTCAATGGCGGTGTCGCAGGCATGACTGGAGTCGGCATCGTGCTGGGAGCAGGTGAACCATAGCCCTGGGCACGCAATGCCGATGCAGCCCGAGCGAAATCGCCACCATGCTCCAACAAGGTGTACACCGAGAATGGCGAATAAGCTTTGCGTGATTCAAAGGGATGGGCATTGACGGTGAACACATAGAATGCACCGTCCTTGAGCGTGGCTGACCAGCCGGAGTTTTTGTCTGGACGTCGCCAGTATTCATTGCCATCGTTGCCATTGCGGACGTGTGCCCAACCGTGCTGCTTGAGGATATCTCTGGGATCAGCTTCGTTATTGAATGCATCCCCAGGTCGGATTGATCCATCATAGGCTGCCCGTGAATTGGGTGGCGGACCATTGATGACCGGCGGGATGTACTCGTTGAGTTCCCATGCAGCTTGCAGCAGGATTTCACGTTGGGCTTCGGAGAGTACAGGCAGATCGCGGAGATCGCCTTGAATCAATTCGTAGCCCGGGGTCGGATCGCACAGGAATAGGCCACCTTCGCCACGGGTCTCAATGAGTGTGGTGATTTTCTGAGTCTGACTGTCCTGACGCTGAGCGAGTTTGAGATTGCCACTGACGGGTGACTGGCAACGGTAGATGACGTGTTCGCCATTGGAAGGAGTCGATTCGACAACCAGGTGATCACGCAGATCGGGCGGGATGCGTTCAAACCATGCAGAGAACAACTCACCGTTGGCATCAAAGTCGATGACTTCCAGATTGCCTGACGTTTTGCCACAGACAATGCAAAGTCCATCATGTTTGCTTGAGGGATTGCCGAACCAAGTCTCAACCTGCTCAAGCGTGGGAGATTGATCCTGGTAGGCTTTCCACGATGGGATCGCAGGCCGCTTCTGGGCCTTGATCGCGGGTAGCACGGTCAGGCCAGCGTGTTGATATGCAATGGCTCGTTCACGAATCGTCATAGTTCTGGCTGCCTGCTTCATCAAAATGGGATGTCATCGTCTGCCGGGACATACGCGGGGAAGTTGTCATCCTCGTCACCAATGAATCCCCAGTCGTCGTCGGCATCCGGCTTGGGGCCCAAGTCGTAATGCACGATCCGATCAAACTTCTCACCGGCAACGGATCGCACCTTGATGGATCGGGGCATGGCCAGTTGATCACGCTCTGCCAACTCCACAGCCTCTTCGACATTGCTTGGACATGGCAGCTTGCTGCGAGATGCCCACCATTGCTCGGCTTTGCGTCGGGCAAAACTGTCCTGCGGATGTTCCAGACAAATCCATTCAGACTTCTGCTGATGGAAACCGACTTCGTAATCCACACGCATGGATCGCGGTGCGTCGGCGGGTGCATTGCGTTTGACGTGAATGCTGTAATAGACTCGGCGGACTTCGTATTCGTCGATACTGACCTGACCCGTGAGTATGCCGGTGGAGTCGGATTCTGCTTCATGCTTGCGACGTTGCGGTGGTGGGAATACGTGACCGCAATCCGGGCAGGTGGCGTAGCCGGTCGCAATCAATGCCAAGCAGGATGGGCATTCCTTGGCCGGTGCTTCGCCGGTGCCTTTACTGGCCGGAGCATTAACACGAATCGCATCGACTGGGCCATGGCGCAGCACATTGCCACCAAAGTCCAGCACCAAACAGTCGGTCTTGCCTTCACAGATGCGAAAGCCTCGCCCCACCATCTGGTAGTACAACCCCGGCGACATCGTCGGGCGCAGCAAGGCCACGCAATCGACATTGGGCGCATCAAAGCCTGTGGTCAGCACATTGACATTGACCAGGTATGCCAAGTCGCCATCGCGGAACCGTTGGATCAACATGTCGCGGTACAGGGTGGGCGTCTGTCCATCGATAAATCCACATTCCTTGCCGGAGACCTGCTCGAGCAGTTTGGTTACGTGCATGCCATGATCCACGCCTGATGCAAACACCAGACAGGACTTTCGTTCGGTGGTTTTCATTGCCTCGACGATTTCCCGACAGGCTGCATGCACCAGTGAGTCCTGGTCCATGAGTGTTTCCACCTCATCAGCCACAAACTCACCTGCACGAACATGTAACTGCTGGAAATCAGGCTTGAATCGACCAGCTTTGGATTTGAGTGGCGAGAGAAAACCATCGCGGATCAGCTCGCGCACACCAATCTCAAAACAGATGCTGTTGAGAATCCCATCGGGCGGTGGCACGCAGATCGGGCCAGACGACATCCGAAATGGCGTGGCAGTCAAACCGATCACACGTAACGCAGGATTGATCTGCCGCATGTCGGTGAGCAATCGCCGATACATCCCATCGCCATCGACGATGGGGATCATGTGAGCTTCATCCACGATCACCAGATCGAAATGCCCCAGTTGATCTGCCTTCTGGTAGACCGACTGAATCCCGGCAATGATCACCGGGTGCGACGTGTCACGGCGTTTGAGTCCCGCAGAATAAATGCCCACGTGAATGTCCGGGCAGACCTGGTCGAGTTTGTCTTTGGCCTGTTCAAGCAGTTCTTTGACATGGGCAAGAATCAGGACGCGACCATTCCAACGTGTGACCGCATCCGAGCAGATACGAGCGATGACGGGCGTTTTACCACCACCGGTGGGGATCACCACGCAGGGATTGTCATCCCGCATGCGGAGATGTTCATAGACCGCATCGACTGCCTGCGTCTGGTATGGTCGCAGTGTCATGGGCAGGCGTTGGGATTGTGCCTGGGTGAACAGGGTCACAGAACCTCCTCGGGAAGTCCCATGCCTTGGAGCACCATTTTGCGATGCCCGTGTTGGCGCAGTGCCTGAGCACCAGCCTGACGCAGTTCTTTTTCTGCCTGGTTAAACACGGCCATCGCCTGTTCATCGTTCATGTTTTTCTGCCAGGTGCAGGGATGACCTTCAAACCAATCCGCGACTGCACAATAGCGCAAGGCAGCACAGATCAGTTCATTCTGAATGGCAGTTTGTTTTTTTAGAGAACGAGTCATTGTTTCTCCGTAATCCGCACGTGAACTTTGCCTGTCTTGGGCATGACCTGAGCCTTTTCGACAAGCAGCCAAACGATCTGGCTGTCGTCATGGAATGCACCGCCATGCTCCAACGCATCGCCGATGGCCTTGAGCAGGTTGTCCAGATCACGCCGACGGCGATCCGGCGGGAAAACCTCAATATGCACAGCCAACGGCCCGGACATGGGCTGAACCTGCATGGCATGGAGAATGCCCCGAACCGCGTCGCGGAAACGCAGACCATTGCGGCTGATCACCGTGCGGCCACGAAAGTGACGCCAGTAGTGATTAACCGAAGGCGGGTATGGCAAATCCAGTTCAAGCATGATTGCCCTGTAAATGCAGGTTCAAAACAAACCTCCCGACAGTCAGAACAACTGCCGGGAGGTCAGGAGATGGGAATGGAGCGATCAACGTTTCCAGGGAGGCGTGGTCGGTGCGGTCTGCGTGGATGCGGTGCCATCGGGTGCATTACCGGTAGACGCATCACGTTTGGCATAGCCACGGACTTCGTTGGACATGTCGCCGTTGTCATCACGTTTTTTGAGCTTGACGGTGATGACCAGCGGGATGTTGTGCAGTTCGACACTGTCGTTGGGCTGCATCACACCCACTGCGCGGCAGATGGATGAGAGTTCCTGCCGGGCGATATGCACTGCGGTGGGATTGGGATTCTTGAGATTCAGACGTGCCCAGACACAGCGGCCTTTGTACGGGCCATCGAGAATCTGAAAGGTCAGCTGCAGGTATTCGCCGCTGCCATTCTTGGTGGGCTTGGATTCGGACTCGGTGATCACCGCCAGGTACTTGCCTGCGGGGATCGGCTCAAAATCCTGGGACGGTTCGACCTGAGATGCGTTAAAACCATTGAGGTTGGCCATGGATCAATCTCCTTGTTCAATAGGTAAGTGTCAGTTGGAAGCAGAAATGTTGGATTCGGTGGTTGACGTGTCGGTTGAAGAGTCGTTTTGCGGGTGGGCCTGCTGGGCGTAATAGGCGTAGGCATCCCATTCCAAAGGCAGTTCGTAAGGCATGTTCAGCCGGTTCTTGGCCACGTGGGTCGGACCTTCACAGGTACGCATCACACGCTGAGGCGCGGTCATGCTCTTGATCTTCTTGGGATCGGTGGTGACGGTGTACGTTGCGAAAAACACTTCGTCACACCATTCCATGACGACCGATGCAGCCAGCTTGTGCAGGCGCGGCGAGAAACGGTCGAAGGCTGAATCCTCCGGCGTCTGGAACTTTTCGATACGGGTGTGAGCGATCAGGACCACTGTCATCCCACGCAGACGACGCAGTTCATCCAAGGCATCAAGGAACTTTCTCCAGAAGTTCAGGGCATAGGTGTATCCCTTCTGGAAGCCGATTTTTTCGATATTCGAGACGTTTTCGCTGGTGCAGACTTCCTGCCAGATCAGACGTTCGAGCCAGTCCAGTGAGTCGATGACGACGGTTTGAAAGTCGTGCGCATCGTTACGCAGGTCGGTTAATGCCTCCATGACCTGGCCGAACGAACGGGCTAGCGGGAACTTGGCACAATCGATTTCACCCAGGCCATCTTCGGTCTGGATGAAGATCGGATTGCGTGCGGTGGCACCGAACGTGCTCTTGCCGACACCTTGTACGCCGTGGATCATGCAGCGACGCGGGGAGGCTTGTTTGCCAATGTGAATTTGTGATAGAAGGCTCATGTCAGAGATTCCTTTCGGGATTGAATTGCAGAATGGTTTGTCGTGTTGTCGGATTGACTTCCGGTGAAAACCTCCGGGGGTTACATCCAGTCGAAGGTGCGGAGTTCTTCGAAGCCTGTGGGCCAGACATTGGATTGGCGGCATTGACGCAGACGTTTGACCGCGTCTTCGTTTTCACGTTGGGCGATGGCAAGTACGTCTTCACCCATCCGCCACACGCCGCAGCGATACGGCTCGGACTTCTCGATGGCAATCAGATGCACCGGCAGATCGCGGGGATCGATCATGGCTGCGGCAGCAGCGACACTGCGATAGAACGCCAGTTGATGGACATAGCCAAACCGACGGGCGTCTGCTTCGAAATAGTTCAGGTCGCCAGTCGTTTTCAGATCAACAATGCCAGCACCGAGCATGTGCGAAAGCCAGTCAATGCGGATCTGGCAATCGACATTCTGCCAACGCGTGCGAACCACAGATTCGGCGGTCCCCAACACGAGCAGCTGCTTGGCAAGCGGATGAGCCATCACACCTTCAGCCATCATCTCGATCTCGTGTGCCTGTTTGGCTGTGAGAATCGCTTTGCTCTGTTCATCCAACCACTGGGCGTATGCCTTGGTGTTGCTTCCAAATGGCTTGCCGGTCTGCGGATTGATGGGGCCATCGCTGACGATGTACTCCGCATCAAACTTCTGACGGCCTTCAAGGATCATCGTGTGCGTGGCACGCCCGATGAGATAGGCACTGCTGTCTTCGTCCTTAGCCAGGCCGGTCAGTTTCCAGTGATACAGCAAGGGACACTTGCGGAAGTCCGCCAGTCGGTGACTACTGAGATTTTCCTTGGATTGTGCGTGGTACGTGTCAGCAGGTTCAAAGATCAGTTGTGAAACCAGACTCTTGGGAATCATTATTTGTCCTCCTGCAATGGATACCAGGTCATGCTCAGATGGCCGGTGACGCTGCATTCACGTTCCGGACCGTTGGTGACCTGACCGGATTCACGCAGTTCGGGCAAACGACGGGATGGGACATGACGTTGCATGCCTGCGGTGACTGCGATTTCCGCAGCGGTTCGCCCAGGTTGCTTCCAGACTTCAATCAGGCAGATTTGTCGCTGCGATGTGGCACGGCCTGAGGATTCAGCTTCTTGTGCAGCAATGTGGGATGTGATCGGGTCACGTGATCGGGCTCTTGCGGTCATGGTTTACTCCAGCGTGTTTGATGTTGCATGCCACAGGCTCACGACGCGATGTGGCACAGACACCTGTTATTTGCCGCTGGGGCGAAAATTTGCTGGATCAAAATGACGGAGATGAACAACACATACGTGGCACATATGTCTCACGCATGAGCCAGTAACTGTGCATGGTGATCCGACAACAGGTCACGCACGCTGGACATAAGAGATGGGCAGCACGTCCCACGAACCACAGACTTGAACCAACACCGCGCAGAGCATGGGAGTAACGACACCGAGGTTGTCTCGGCGTCAATCAAACCAACCAGTGAAAGGTCAACCATGCACTGCAATGCTTATGTCGGAAATCAAAATCAAACCGTCGCCAATCTCGTGATTCATCGTGCCAGACGTTTTGGCATCAAGCCTGATGAGTTTGATGATCTACAACAGAAGATCGTCCCCAAGCTCGCACGTTTGCTCTACAAACCCGAACGATCCAACGGGGCCAATCTCAATACGGTTCTCATCAGTGCCATTGATAAGCAGTTGCTGTGTTATCTGCGGGCCTGCAAGCGATATCAGCAACGCATCGAACACATGCGAAACATCCACTACATCAAGATGACGCAGCCGGATTCTGTTCCGCAGACCCAGATGGCAGATATGCGGATGGACATTGAATCGGTCCTTTCCCAACTCAGTGAACGCGACCGCAACATCTGCATCGGCTTAAGCCACGGGCACACCATCAAGGACATTGCCAAGCAGGTGGGTTGTGGCCGGGACACCGTATCGCGTGCCATCCAGCGGATGCGCAAGACATTCACCGATGCTGGCCTGAAGGTGTGGGTCGATCCGGACTTTGATGCAGAACATGCAAAAAGCCCTGAAAATCAGGAGGAATCTTATGTCTGAGCATTTAAATCGGACTGGACAGGTGACTGGATTTGAGCGACTGTGTCCGTCGCAAGGTAGCGGTTCTGAGAATGTGTACAGGACCGCCCACGCCGCCCGCATCGTGCCAGGGGCATCGTGGATTACCCAGGGCTTGTTCGACGCCACACGGCGGCTATGGTCGCCACGATACGGCTACGAGCTACCTGACAAGGAGGTCATTGAGATTCTGATGAATGTCAAGAATCTGGCACGGGTGCTCAGAGAGATCGGAGGTCAAAACGATGAGCAATAAATGTGTGATATGGGCTCGCGTCTCATCGCGCGAACAACGTGAAGGCTATTCCATCGATGCCCAACTGCGGATCACCCGCGAACGGGCGCAACGCGAAGGCTGGGAAATCGTCCGTGAATTTGTCGTGGCAGAATCAGCCAAGCGCGGTGCTGAACGTGTTACGTTCAACCACATGGTCCGATGGGTGCTTGCCAACGCCAAGCGACACAACATCGACTATATCCTGGCCCACAAACTCGACCGCATCTGCCGCAACATGAAAGACGCGGTGCGCATGCAGGAGATCGAAGACAAGCATGGCATCAAACTCGCCTTCGTCGACAACCAATTCGGGACCGGGGCAGCAGGTGCGTTGTCCTTCAACATCATGGCAGCGGTCGCCCAGTACTATTCGGACAACCTGCGACAGGAGGTGCTCAAGGGGATCGAAGAGCGCGTGCGGCAGGGCTGGACGTCCGGGCTTGCGGCCTACGGGTACATGAATGTGCCCACGGATAAGGAAAGGCCGATCCACCCGCATCCTGAGAAATGCAAGGCCGTTCGCCGCATCTTTGAACTCTATGCCACCGGGACGATGACGTTTGAGCAGGTTGCCGATGTGCTAAACCGGGAGGGATTCGTTTACCGACCAAGCGTGCCACGGTTCAGCCGAACAGCGATTTCCTACATCCTCAATAACCCGTACTACACCGGGCTGGTCAGGCTCCGCGATGAATTGTTTGTCGGCAAACACGAACCGATCATCGACCAGGATACCTTCGACCAATGCCAGGCACTGCTCAAACGCAAGAACCGCCGCAGCAACAAGGTCAATCACTACCTGGCTTCGGGCATGTTCATCTGTGCCCACTGCGGGTATGGCATCACGTCCGAACGCATCCGCCGAAAAAACAAGAATGGCAAGGTACGCGAGTACGTTTACTACCGCTGTGGCAACGTGTATCCCGACACAGACCATCCCAAGCTCCGCTGGCGACAGGAAGACCTGGAGGAGGCCATCCTCACCGACCTGCGTTCGATCCGCATTCAGGACGACAAGGAACGGCAGTGGTTCCGCGACAGCATCATTGCCGCGTTTCAGGACGATACGCTTCTTCGGGCAGAACGGGCCAAGTCGCTCAAGCGTCGTGTGTCCGATCTTGAGAAGATGCAGCAGCGCCTTTTGGACGCCTATTTGGCGGGTGGGCTCGACCAGAAAACGTTCACCACCAAGACCAGCCAGTTCAAAGACCAGATTGCCCAGGCCCGGATGGATATCCAGACCAGCAAGGCTGCGCCACTGACTGGATTTGAACAGGTCTTGGAGGTCTTTGATTTGGCTCAGGAAGCGGCAAAACGGTGGGAAACCGGCGATCACGCGGCCCGTCGTGATCTCTTGGACGCGATACTATTGAACCGATCATTGAGTGCCACAAGTCTAGTGACGACAAAAAGAAAGCCCTTCGACCTGTTGGCCGAAGGGCTTGTCTTGAAGAAAAGTCGCCACTCCCTTTCCGGGTTTGAACGCATACCGCTTGAGTTTTTGTACTGGTTCTTGGAGACATCATTACAACACGATGCCATTGAGGAACTTATGGAAAACTGGAAGAGCGGAGCGTTTTTCATAGGATCAGGTGATGACGATTAATAACGGTTGTTTGGTACGATTAGATGCCGATTGGTGGCGTTTGTTTGGGGCGGTTTTACACAGCCAGTTGTCCAATGAACACTCAATATGCACGTTGAAAATCAGTTGGTGGCTGCTACTACAGATGAGGTTTGTCGCAGGGACACGATCATTTCATGCAGGGACATTTGTGGATAAGTCCCTGCAAAGTCCCCGCACGATGTCCCTGCATTGTCCCTGTGCAATATACTCGATTCAATGAATTGGGGGGGGCAGTGAGGGCAGACATCAATGGTCGCATGCTTGCGTGCCAATGAGGGGAATTGGCCAAACTTCCGTCAATGCCTGCCGGAAGGTCGAAGCCACCGTCGTCGACCAACTGCGGGTCCTGTTACGACACCATGACGTGATCGCCCGAACCTATAACCAGATCCGCAAGGCCAGCGAGTCTGGCCCAGACGCCGCGACGTTGGCCCGTCTGGAAGAACTGGGCAGGCACCGCAAATAAACCGAACATGCCAGCCAGTCCGTCTTAAATACCGAGTACCAAGACGGCGACTTCATTACCGATGAACTCAAATACCTCAATAGCCAGTTCAAACTCTTGAACACCGAGATTCCAGATTTGAATGAGAAGTCATCGATCAAATCCGTCGAATTAAACCAAGCCACAGAAGTTCCGCGTGCCATCAATCCGGTATAGATGTTCCTGGTTTTCGAGGAGCAGCACCGGATTATTCAACTGCTGCTCGAAGACACCGTCGTCACCGCCAGTGGCATGAAGATCACACGCGACAATGGCAGCATCGTCGTTGACATCCCCATCCGGTTCTTAGCTATAGCGAAGTTCAATTGTTGCTTTTCACCATATGGTGTGTCAAGTCAGTTATTCGTCTTGGAATAGTTGTGCGTCTCAGATAAACTAATGTATATCTTGCCGGGGGGGTGTTCTCCAGCAAAATGACCGCGCACCGGTCTGTTTCTCACGAAAAATTAATGCTTTACTAGATTAGCCTAATCAACTGTTAGCGGCACAGAGGCCGTGATATCACCAGTTGGTGCGTGAGTTACCAAGCGACAGAACATGGTCTGTGCAAACAGTAGCAACTTAAACGAGGAGAAGCATGGCAGTGAAGGTTTCGACCAACAACCATCAAGCCGACCGCTGGAAAATGCGTGGTGGTCCAGCAGGGTTTCACCTATTCAATCGTACCACCGGTCTGAACGTCCTCCTCGACGAAGTGGCCGTGCCACCCTCGCTTCACGCTCGAGTACCTCGGCAGGTTTCCATCGCTCTCACCAACCGCTGCGATCTTGCGTGTGCTCACTGCTATGCACCGAAGTCCCGAGCCGAACTTCGGTTTGATGACATCACACGATGGTTGGCCGAACTTGATTCGAATGGCACCCTCGGAGTTGGCTTTGGTGGTGGCGAGCCGACGCTTTACCCGGAGTTTGAGAGGCTCTGTCAACATATAGCACGCGAGACCCAGCTCTCCATGTCGTTTACAACCCACGGCCACCACATTGATGATGTTCTTGCGGAGAGTATTCGCGGCAGCGTCAACTTTGTCCGCGTAAGCATGGATGGCGTCGGTGCCACCTACGAATCTATTCGGCGTCGCTCCTTCGATGAGTTACTCGCTCGGTTTCAGCACGTACGATCCATCTCCAACTTCGGTATCAATGTAGTGATCAATGAGCTTACATTGCCCAATCTAGATGACGTCGCCATTGTCGCATCGGATGTTGGCGCCTGTGAGTTGTTGCTGCTCCCACAGGTTCCGGTACGCGGGGTTCCAGCGATTTCCCAGGATACTTTGCAAGGCCTACGCCGTTGGGTTGACTCCTACAGGGGCTCACTGAAGCTCTGCATTAATGAGATGAGTGCCGAAGGCTTTCCGACGTGCGATCCATTGAGTCAGGAACACGGCTTACTCGCATATGCCCACATTGACGCGATGGGTGTTCTCAAGCCCACTTCGTATTCGGACACCGGGGTGAAACTCGGTGATCGAGGAATGCTGCAGACGCTCGAGCAACTTACTCATGACCTTAAGGAGAATGAATCATGAAGATTTGGTACCAGCACAGCTCCGAGCACTCCGCGAATCTCGTGATGATCGGGCATTTCGAGGACGCAGCCAAGGCGAAGAAAGCCGAAATGATTATCGATACGCTAACGAAACACGTCTGTAAGGAGGAATTAGATGGCAACCTGATCGTGGGGCAGCCGTCGGAGCGGTACGGCAGCGAGATGCTCGATTTTCTTTTGAAGCTTAACGTCTCATCAATCGGTCCACGTGAGTTAGAGCAGTTCCTCTACGACGTGAGAGTGGAGGTAAAGGAAAGCAAGATCGTCGTTACGACCGATGAGATCGAAATCTCTGCCTTCCTCAAAGTCATGCTAGATCATGGAGCACGCATTGAGGTCTACTCAGCACACAACCATCCCAACAGCGAGTACGGAAGGTGATGCCGATGAGAATGGAGCCGCAATGCCAGCGCTGAATTGGGACATCTTCACCAACCTACCAGGAAGCGCGGAAAAGAACTTCGAGTTGCTCTGCCGAGGAATCGTACGCCAGAACTTTGGCAGCTACGGTACCTTCCGCGCTCTCGCGAACCAGCCGGGCGTCGAGTTCCATCTCATACTCGACAAGCACTGCAATACACTCGGTGATCCGGAACGTTGGTGGGGCTGGCAGTGTAAGTGGTACAACCTCGCAGCGAACCGCAAGCTGGGTTCGACCAGGCGAAATAAAATCGAGGATGGACTCCGAAAGACGGAACAGCACTTACCTGACCTCACGGATTGGGTACTCTGGACACGCCGCACGCTAACCAAGGACGACCAAGACTGGTTCAACGGCCTTTCCTCCAAAATGACACTCCATCTATGGACAGGTGACGAGGTCGACAACCTTCTCACGGGGCAAGCTACCGTCCTTCGTGGCACTTTCTTTGGCGAGTTGGTACTCACGCCCGACATGCTGCGTGAGTTTCATGAACAGGCTGTCGCTCCGATTCAAGCGCGATGGCAGCCAAACGTGCATCATGTTGGTGAAGCCGAGCGTGATTTGCGTCGTATGCTTGGAGAAGTAGAAGTATGGAAGGTGCTTAGCGAACTGGCAATAGAATTGCGTGCGATCGCCAGTGCGGTCGATTCGTCGCCAGCCGTGCCTGCTCTACTTGAACCGCTCGTGATAGGAGTCGTCGACACGGCCCTGCAATCGGCAGTCACCCTCGACAGGATCGCGGCAAGCATCGGCGTCGGTGACCTGGACCTTCTTCGCGATGAGTTCACCGCCTATTCACGTACGCTACCTTCTGAGGTGAAGACTGCCCCTCGAAGACTCAGGGCACGCAGGCAGCGCGCGGGGCTTTACGCGACAAACGCGGTGGCGGGTTGTCACGATGCGATACAGTTGATTGGCGAGGTTGAGGCGGGGTTTTCTTCGCGATTGGTCGCAGTCCTTGCGCCCGCAGGATGCGGAAAGACGCACCTTGCGGCGCAACTCACGGCAGGAACAACGGAGCGTCCCCACGGGGTGCTTTTGCACGGAAGGGACTTGCACGCGCGTCACACCCTCGACGACCTAGCTCGTCGTGTGTCGATCGCGGCGCAACCTGTGGCGAGCATGGAGGCGCTCCTTGCTGCAGTGAATGCTGCTGGCCAGCGTGCTCAGAAACGTCTTCCTATTTTCATCGACGGCCTGAATGAGTCGGAAGACCCTAGGACGTGGAAGCCGTTACTCGCTGCGCTAGAGACCACCCTCGCAAAGTATCCGTACGTGCTGCTGGTCTGCACGCTTCGCCCCGAATTTTCGGATGAAGCACTCCCCGAGGTTACTCGCCGCATGGAGATCAACGACTACGGTGAGGAGACTGACGAGGCAATTCGCAAGCATTTCCACTACTGGAAGATCAATGCCACCGACGCATCCTTCCCCAGCTTTCTAAGGCATCCTCTTACGCTACGCCTCTTCTGCGAAGTGACGAACCCGACCCGGCAGCAGGTCGTCGGCATGGGGGCGACGCCGGGATCTTTGAGCGAGCTTTTTGAGCGTTTCTTGAAACAGGTGGGAGAACGGATCGTTGAACTGGCTCCACGCACGCACAAGTTTAATGCGCAGGACGTAAACACGGCGATCACAGCCATTGCAAACAAGCTGTGGGAGTCAAAAGCCCGTCATATAGAGCTCAGTGAACTTCGAAATATGCTCGCAGATGCGCATCGTCCTTGGGACCAGAGTCTTGTGCGTGCTTTAGAGCATGAGGGCGTGTTGCTCCGCATGCCTTCGAACGGTACCCACACCTATGTGCCCGTATACGACCTGCTCGGTGGGCACATCATAGCCAACGCACTATTGGCAAAGCATGGTCAAGATAGCTTTGAGGCATGGATCAAGGATTCTTCCACAACAACATTGCTTGCTGGCAGCAGTGACGTTCGGCACCCGCTTGCCGATGATATTCTCCACTCGTTGGTGGGGCAGGTCCCTCGTCGCTCCTACGCGAATCAGGTCTGGCAACTGGTGGACGAGCCGCTGCGTGGTCGTGCGCTGCGGATGTCGGCGTACCACGATCCAGCTTACCTTGATGTGGTGACGGTCGACGCGCTGCTAGATCTTGTTCGGGCTGGAGACTCAGAGATACTATTCCGCTTTTGGCAAATACGTGGTACTCATGGCCATCCGCTGAACGCTGAGGGCTTGGATCGGGCACTGCGTGACATGACGGTTTCGGAACGCGACCTTTGTTGGACGGAATGGATTCGCAGGAACAAAGACGACTTGTTTTCGAACCGTCGAAACGTGATCGGCGATCTTGAGCGTTTAGAGCGGCGATGGCGAGACGAGAATGTTCGCGGGGGTGAGGGTGAACAACTACGCGCTCGCTGGGTCATGTGGACACTCACGAGCACGATTCGTCGGCTTCGTGATCAAGCAACGCGCACGCTCTACTGGTTCGGACGCGTCGATCCCGAAGGGTTTTTCACGCTGACCATCGATTCACTGCCAGTGAACGACGCCTACGTGAGCGAGCGGATGCTCGCGGCCGCATACGGCGTGGTGATGACCTATCAGCAAGTAGATGCTGGATTCGCAGATTCTCTGGGGCGGTTTCTCGAACAACTCGCGTCGGCGCTCGTGGGGCATTCGGCGACAGCGCCGACGCATCACTACCTCATGCGGCTCTATGTTCGCGGTATCGTCAACTTTGCCGCGAAGTTCTATCCGGCATCACTGCCTACCTCGCTGAAAGGTGCATGGATGTTCGCCGCACCTGCACCAGTGCTGCCCCTCCCCGACGGTGATATAGATGCTGACGAGGCTGGGCGAACACTGCATATGGACTTTGAGAATTACACACTGGGAAGACTGATCGACGGTCGCAGAAATTACGACATGAACCATGCGGGGTATAAGGCTGCCGTGGCTCATGTGCGAGGCGTTGTGTGGGCGCTTGGATGGCGAAGCGAGATCTTCAGGACGTTGGACATAAGCATCTCAGAGGATGTTCATCGCAGAGGGCGTGGAGATCAACCGAACGTAGAACGTTATGGGAAGAAGTACGGCTGGATTGGGTTCTACACGTACGCTGGTCTACTCGAGGATCGGGGCCAGTTTCCTCGCGAAAACAACGAGTTCTCTGATGTGGACATTGATCCATCGTTCCCTGAAAAGCCACCCGCAGATGGATCTGCGTCAGTTCCAGTGACTTGGCTGTCACCGACTGTGGAGAGTCATCAGACTTGGATGCTGGAGAGCACCACGTCGGTACCACGCAACCTCCTTCGTCGAGAGCAGATCGGTGACAGTTGTGGCCCGTGGGTGGGCGTCCACGGCTTCGTTAAGACTGAGGACCGGGTTCTCGGGCGTGAAGCATGGGCATTCATCTCTGCATTTGTGACGTCAAAGGAGAGCGTTTCGCGACTAGTAGCCGCGTTGAACGCAGGTGAACAGCCATGGTTGGCTCGTGAAGTTCCGAGCGATTACTACATGTTCGCTGGCGAGATGCCGTGGCATCCAAACTTTGGTTCTCTGGCGCTCTCCGAGGAAGCATACAGTGAGAGCGTTGGGAGCGAAGCTGACGCTGTCGAGGTGGAGGTGGTCGCGCACGGCTACGCATGGGAGAGCTACCACAGCGAAATGAATCGCGCGGGAAGTACGATAGTACCGTCCCAGCCTTTTTCACATCGATTCGATCTCCGTAGCTCTGCGCAATCCTTCGACCAGTTCCTTGCGGACGGTAGCAAAGCTACGGTAACACTTAGCGGTGTCGATGGCCTCGAAGGACAGTTGCTCTATATCCGAGAAGATCTACTCAAGCAGTATGTAGATGACCGAGCAATTATCTGGTATGCATTCGGCGAGAGGGAGTTGCGACCTTATCCACCATCACCACCACAATGGCTCGTGGACGCTCAGCAACAAGAGTTGAACTCTTGGCGCGAAGTACTCACTGAAGCAGACCTCTTGCAGAATGAGAAACCGTCTCGGAAGAAGAAAGAAGTCAAGCAGCAGCGAGCTAAAAAGAGCACGGCGAAAAAGCGATCTGCCAAGGTGGCTACGAAGCAAGTAACTACCAAGCGGGTGAAGCGAGCCAAGAGGAAGCCGTGA